CCCGCGCAATCTCAGCAATCAAATTCAGGGCAATCTCACGATCTCTTTCCTGACACGTTCCTTCCGTCGTCAGTCGCGCAATCAGCTCGACTCGTTCAATCATGACCTGCTCGTTCAACTCTCTGTCCACACAACCTCCACCACGAGATACTGTATAAACATACAGTAGCACGTATTCATAAAAAGAGTGAAGCGAAAAATCAGAACCCTTCACGGTATGTACATGATATGGATGGAGATTAGCGGGCTCTTTGAGCGAAGAGATCCGTTAAATACCCAATACGTTCAAGGATTTTCCGCGCCTTTTGCTGGTAAGAGCACGGTGCCGGAAATAGCGATCCGTCGGCTGCGCCTCTGCACCATTTGTCGTTAAAGCGGCTAACGCCGCCAGCCATAAGATGCAGGGCCTCTCCGCGGCTGATGGCGATTCCGGTGGCGAGCCGTATCTCATCGATCACCTTCTCCGGAACCCCGTTCTGCGGGTCGCTCGCGAAGACGACGGGCGACGACGCGCCAGGGCGGAAAAATTTGATGCGTTCGGTTAACGCCCGTCTTGCACGTCGGCTTAGGGGTTGAGAAAGATCGGCCTGCGTACAGTTATTGACAGAACTCCGAGAGGAGATAGGTGCGTCCTTAAGATCCGCGGCCCGCTTCGGCACAATTTTCCACTGCGTGAGTCGGGTTATAATCGGGCTGCCCGCGCCAACGGCAGGATCGTACACGCCGCGGATGCGGACCGTTTCCTCGCCGTACTGGTTAAACCCGGCGCGCGGCTCATACATGGTGCGCACCTGTAAATCATCGCGACGCACAAACGGCCCGCCCTGCGCAGTGACGTAACCCGCCCAGTCCCCGGCGTCGGCAGCCTCATGGACGGCGGCAAACTCAACGCTCAGACCGCGCGCGGCTTCGGGATCCGCCAGACGCCGCAGCTCGCGGTAGACCGTTACCGGCGCGCCGCCGATAAACTGAAACTGGCGAATGTGCCAGCGCCCTGCCCAGGCCGACACGGCGGACGCCGTCTCTTTCAGCAATCCGCCGCTTTCGCTATCGGTCTCTCCATCGAGCGCATAGCCGTCGATATTCTTTGAGATGTATTTGGCAATATAGCCGGTAGCGCTGCCTTTCTGCGGATCGATCGCGTCCGCGTGAAAGCGCGCCTGTCTGGCGCTTTCGCTCTGCAGTTCAGCGCTCTCCTCCTGCCGCGCGTAGTCCCCGATAATCTGGCGAACGCATTCGACATCTTCCGGCAGCATAAACATCAGCATGTGCCAGTGGGGCGTACCGTCGTGATGGGGTTCCGCAACGCGGATACCGAAAATACGGAGCCCCTCACGGTGGAGCTTTGCGCGGATACGCGCCCACAGGCGAGTAAAGTAGCCTTGCGTATCCGCCGGACTGGCCCCGTTCCACTTCGCGTTGGGGTAACCTGATTTCAGCGTCGCGTGATACTGCGCGGGCGCGGTTAAGGTATAGAACTCGCCCACATAGCCCAGCGCCTCACAGATATTTTCAAACCCGCGGATGCGGGTCATCAGTTCACAGCGGCGTATCGCCGGGTTAGCCACCGAGGTATCGTATTTTTCAATCAGGCTGATGCGGTTGCCCTCTTCATCTTCCAGCTCCATGCTCTTGAGAAATTCGCGCGTGCGGCGCTTCTGCTCGCGCCACTCGGTCACGCAGCGTTTGCTCGCATACGCCGTTCTCCGTTTGCTGACGTTGCCGAGGGCAATCTGCAAATGCTCGCGCCAGGCAGCCGCGACCCGACGCAGACGCCCGCGCCACCACGCCTCGGAAAACATGCGGATCACCGCCGCGGCAACGTCATCTTTGTCAAAAAACGTCTTCGACACCCGCTCCCAATGTGGAGGCGACACGTTGAACTGTCGGGCGATCAGCCCGGCGCGCTGATACCAGACGTACAGCGTCTGGTATTCGCCCATCTCAGCATCGTTAATATTCGCCAGCTCGCCGCGAATAAAGCTGGCGATATCTGCGGCCAGCAGGTCGATATCCGCGCGGGACATATCCGGAAGGCGGTTATAGCGGGCAACCAGTTCGACCATCCGCGAGGCGAGGTATTGCAGAAGCTGAGTGTCGAAATGGCCGTCAAACACGGCCCTGGAGACCTCGTCGTGCAGGCCTGTGCAGGCATAGCGTTCAGAGACCCGCCGCAGACGGGGTAACATCCTTTTGCAGAAGCGGATCAAAAAGGCGTTGGCCTGCGGGCTGCCCCGATGCTGTTCGAGGGCGTCAACCGTGCGCCAGACCTCGAAGCGTACGCAGTCGGGCTGCTGTGAGAGAGCCATTCTTGCCTGCAGCAGCGCCGCGAAAAGGCGATCGCGGCGCTGCTGTTGGGCATGGGTGAGATAAGGGCTGCCTATGGCCGACCGCGGGGCATTCCACGGATAAGCAAATGACGTAGCCAACTTATCCTCCCCGGACGTGTTTATTTTTCATCTCCGCGATCTCCTGGCAGGTGACGCACAGGGCCACGCCGGGCACCGCCATTCGGCGCGCCTCCGGTATCGGCGCCTCGCAGTCCTCGCAGAGGAAACGCGAAGGCGATGCGGGTCGTCTTCGGGCGCGATTAATGTATCGCTCTCTGTCCTCCTGCTCGCGCGCCTGCGCAAGATCGATAAAATCGGCCATCAGTGCAGCTCCTGTGATTCACGCTCGTAGCGGGCCGCCTCGTGGCACAGCAGTTCGGCAACGTCTTCTCCGCTCATGCCGGTTTTATAGATATGGCTCGCCAGCGCCTCCAGGCGCAGGGAGACCGCGAGGGCTCGCGCGCATCGTTCCTCCGTTTTTGCCTCCATCAGCAGGCGCTTCAGTTCTTCACTTCCGATCGGATAAGGGCGGTTTTCACTGTTTCGCATCACGCGTTCTCCTTAATTTCAGGCAATAGGGTGCCCGGCGGGTTTACGCCATTAGGTTTTTGGTTGGGTTATATCGGCATGGTCAGCCGTTCAGGAAATAAACTCACAACAGCACGAAAATGGTTCATGGCGTTAATCAGCGCCCGTTTCTCTTCGGTCGTCAGCTCGCTGATATCGCACTCATGACGGGCGACGGGCAATCTCGCCAGGAAAAAGATGGCGGCCAGCGCCCTGCTGTTCTCCTCAAAGCAGGGGTCGCGCCTATCGCGCAGCTCGGCCATAAACCGCGCCAGCTCTTTCCCGCTATCGCTCCCGTATCGGGCGCGCAGCTCAGCGACGTGGTTAAGCCCGTTAAGACGCGCTCCCACGCTAAGTGGAACCCTTGCACGGGCAGCTTCTATCGCCATATCTCCCCTCGCGTAAATTCACGCACGCTAATGCGCTGATAACGGGCACAGCACGGCTTTTTCCGCCGTTTGAGGATTGCGATTTCAGAAGCCATGCTGCATGATTCCCATTTTGATACTGTCTGCAATCATTAGCCTCTGTTTGCCAACGTCTGCCGCTGATTGCCGAATTTGCAATGATACTAATACCCAATTGAGTATTAGTAAACACCCCAAAGGAACATATTTTGATTTTAGATTCTCAAGTGAATAATGAAGAGTTACTCGATAGAATCTGTCAGGTATATGGTTTCACGCAGAAAATCCAGCTGGCCCGGCACTTTAATATCGCCGCCAGCTCGCTTCAGAACCGCTACGCGCGCGGTACCGTCTCTTACGACTTTGCGGTTCAGTGCGCGCTGGACACCGGCGCGAGCCTTCGCTGGCTGATGACCGGGCAAGGTGCGCAGTTTGAAGGCCATCCTGCGCCAGGCGATCCGGTTTCGGTTTCTACATTCACACTCGGTGATGGAAGACTGGAAGAAAATACTACTTTGAGTATCGATTCTGCTTTCTTTAGCAAACCGCTGGCGCGCGGCATCGCCGTCCGGGCGGAGGGCAAGCTGCACTTTATTGAAAAAGACGCATCGTTAACCGACGGCCTGTGGCTGGTTGAGATTGAAGGCACCGCCAGCATCCGCGACCTAACGCTGCTGCCGGGTAAAAAGCTCCACGTGGCGGGCGGCAAGGTTCCGTTTGAGTGCGGTATCGACGAGATAAAAACGGTGGGCCGAGTGGTGGGGATTTACAGCGAGGTGAGCTGATGGCGTGCGGGTAATCAAAAACGCATGCTCGCAATAGAAAAAGCCAACCCCGCATTCCTGTGGCGTTGGCCCTGTTTTTAAGGCAGTGATGCCTGCAACAAGTTAAAAGACATAACGCATGCCAGGGGTAAATTCATTAGAGACGATGTGTGCTTTCATCTGTTCGTCTTTGAAACCACGCGTGTTAGTGGTTGTTATATCCGCTTTCGATCTTGCCCAGATCGACATACAGGCGTTCAAATGGCGTGTAACTCACACCAGCGCCTAGGCGTAGGTCAGGTTGTTTTGCGTGGTTGAGGCATATTCACGCCGGGCGTTGCACTGCCTGCTGTGAGCTTTATTCACGGGTGGACTGTCGATACCTCCCCCTTAGCGGCAAGTGGCTCGCTAATGCAGGTTTTATCAACGGCATGCCAGTCAAAATCCGGGTGATGAAGGATTGTATTGTGATTACGCCGCAGCATACGCGTGAGTTATGGGGATGCCTGGAAGGTATGAGCGTGGTGAATATCAATAAAAAGAAAGTGGCGCAGTGGTTAAAGACGTTTCCGGGAGCGCTGAATGATTTGGGGGATGTTCCTGTGATTAAACGGGATAAATGACAGTCAAGAAGAAATCCCGGCTCGGTGGCCGGGATCGTTTATACGATTATTTGATTGATTTTTAATATATCTTTTCTTAGATCATCGTTAATATCTGAAGGAGACAGCTGGTTAATCAGTTGCCTTATTTGGATAAAAGTATTCTCCGGCCATCCCCGCCGATATTGTCGCCAGCGTGCTGACCGTCTGCTTCAGCTCCTCACTCAGGTCACTGACCGCTTTACCCGGGTACATAGCCGCCCGGCAGGTTGCCCTTGAATGCGTTGCCGCCCTGGCTGGGGTTAACCCTTACTTAATAATTTTTTCCGAGAAATTTCTAATAGATGATATTATTTCATTCATATCATCTTTAGAAATTATTACATCCTCAATGATGGGATTATCTATTTTTCGCCACACGTTTCTTTCATCATTTTCAACTTTAACTAACTGTTCGGTCTTTCCTCCGATGATTCTCACGCTATCCTCATCTGCAACAGCAAAAAAACAAGCGCCGAAATCACTAACATTAGAGGATGTTATACAATAATCAAATACTTGGACAGGATATTCATCTAATTCAGAAGACTCCGGATAAGCCAAGTTAAATAATCTACTAAACGCCTCTTGTGTCGATAGTTTAAAAACGTCCCTATTCAATGGTTGAGAGACTAAAGCACAATCATTATCAGAAATCTCTCTGAGGTCTGAAGAGAGCGTGGATGTTCTAATATCACTTGGGTACATATTCCCATTTATAATTAAATGGAACAGTCCATTTGTGTAAGAACCACTCCATTGTGAGACAGGCTCAACCCAAACGGCAAAACGATAAGGATCACCGAAAATCATACTTACCTCCATTTCCCAGGTAAACCAAACTCTTTTTTCACACTATTTGGTATATCGCTTTTCTTGATAGGAACTGACTTATCACCTGTACTACCAGACCAATGCCAAGTTCCATCATTTGTATTCGTAAATTGATGAACATTTCCTTCAGCATCAATAGAATATCTTTTTTTCCGCTAACAACTGATGAACCAAATAAGTCTATCGAGTTTTTAGGCTCAGTTCCGGCATTGAAACTATACCCTTGCTGCCCAGGTGTATGTTTAGGGTTAGATTGATAGCTCAGGCCATTCGTTGCCGTAGTAGCTGTTGGTGTAGGTAATGCACTGCCTTTCCCAGCCTTACTAATTCCCCCAAACGCCGCTGCCGCCGCACCTGCTACAATATCAGCTTGGATTGCATCCAGTCCATACTCTTTCTGAATAGCTTCCGAGACTTTCTGGGTTGCGACAACACCTTCAACCTGCATTTGCTGCGCGAAAGTCGCTGTCAGATCGTAGACCATCTTGATCGGGATATCTTCACCCAGAGCACGATCTATTGACTGTTTCACGGCCAGACTATCGGTCAGCACATCACCGTATTTCTGCTGGCAGCTTACCGGGTTTGCAGAACAGTCACTGATAAGCTGTTGTTGCTGGGCGGTGCTCAGTTCTTCATATTTCTTAATGATACCGCCGCAGTCACCACCGCTGGTCTGACAGGACTTCATTTCAGCGGACCAAGCGTCTATCTGCTTACTGCTCAGATAGTTATTCTCAACCGCATTCTTCCCGCCCTGCGCCCCCGCTGCAGCCGACGCCGTGCTGTCTCCCGCCAACCCTCCGGCCATCCCTGCCGATATCGTCGCCAGCGTGCTGACCGTCTGCTTCTGCTCCTCACTCAGGTCGCTGACCGCTTTGCCCGGATACATTGCCGCCATGATTGCACGCGCCGCAAGCTCACCCGTAGCCGCTCCGGCCACACCCGCCGCTGCACTGTTCCCCTGCAGCGCCGCAACCGCACCTCCCAGTATCGCGTGAGCGATGGTGTTGACCGCAGGGTTTCCCTCTGTCGGTTTCAGCAGATGCGCCAGTTCCGGTGCCGAGGCACCCGCCAGTGCCGCCGTCAGGTCTCCCCCCGCCAGCCCCTGAAGCGCCGCCGTTGCCGCCTGAATACCACGCTGAAGGTTACTGCTCGTACCGTATTTTGCCTGTTCGTCGCGGTACATCTGCGTCTCTTTCAGTTGTTCAACGGTCAGGTCAGGGTGTGCCTTATGCGCATCCTCCTGCCCCTTTGAGACACCATTACATAAACTCATTCATCTAGGTTGGTAGTCATCAAACTCCCAAAAGCTAATACGACTCAATTTTTTCGCTATACTAGGCCAGTCATCTGCATAACACTGAGATATTGCCTTTTCTATGCAATTAACAATTTCATCATAATTATATTCTCTGATAATTATTGTCCCTCTCCCTAAAAGGGGGCCGTTATTTTCAAGTTCATTTTGTAGCCACTTTGGAGTGCAGACTAGCATATCAAAAGATTCAGCTCCCTCTTGATCTTCTGGTCCAATCATAGCTCTGACCCAACTTCCAAAATTATCAGCTTCACCGGGCCAATAGTTAATTAAACTATCTTCTAGCTCCAATGAACGAATCTCTTTCAGTAAAGGTTTCATTTATTTATATCCAAATGTCCATTGCTAATAGGGCGCCCACCAGGTGTCAGTTTTTGCTCAAAATTGGCCTGTACGCCTGTTGTAGCAAGTATGCTATTTGGTTTAGCTGAAGGTGGTCGGTAAACTCTCAGGCCATCGGCACTTACCCAAGATGTTCCATCCTTCGAAATGCGGTACCCTGGACCAACCCATGCTTCACCAAGAGCATTAGCTTCATTAGCTGTTGCGTTACCTAACCCAAAATTGCCTTTATTTCCTTTAGCAGCATCCCGCAGTATTCCAATTTGTTCTGCTACATTTAAAGGTTTCGAATTATTTGCAACTTGGCTGCTTTTTGCAGCATTCGCCGCAAGGGATTCTGCTTTCGCACCCATGGCTTCGGCCGTGGTCTTGCCAATACCAATTGTACCTGCAGCACCAACCCCACCGGGAACAATTGCTTCAGAAACCTGTATGCCTGCATTGTTCAAACACAATACGGCATTACCGACACACGACTCAATTGCAATCTTAGCCGCAGCAGCTAATTCTGGCGTTGCGGCTGCCAGCATCCCACCACCAAGACCTGCAGGTAATACGACCATCAAAGCGTTCTGCACTGCCAAGCCTTTCTGACAGGATGCTGAGCCTGGGTCTGTTGAACAAGATGCTATGTCTTTGCTGTGCTTACGAACTTCTTCAGCCATGCCATCTTCAGTACCGCCACCGAGCAGATTATTCTCAACCGCATTCTTCCCGCCCTGCGCCCCCGCTGCAGCCGACGCCGTGCTGTCTCCCGCCAACCCTCCAGCCATCCCTGCCGATATCGTCGCCAGCGTGCTGACCGTCTGCTTCTGCTCCTCACTCAGGTCGCTGACCGCTTTGCCCGGATACATTGCCGCCATGATTGCACGCGCCGCAAGCTCACCCGTAGCCGCTCCGGCCACACCCGCCGCTGCACTGTTCCCCTGCAGCGCCGCAACCGCGCCGCCCAGTATCGCGTGCGCGATGGTGTTGACCGCAGGGTTTCCCTCTGTCGGTTTCAGCAGATGCGCCAGCTCCGGTGCCGATGCCCCAGCCAGTGCACCGGTAATATCTCCCCCAGCCAGCCCCTGAAGCGCAGCCGTCGCTGCCTGAATACCACGCTGAATGGTGCTGCCCGTACCAAACTTCGCCTGCTCATCCCGGTACTCCGGCGTCTCTTTCAGTTGCTCAACTGTAAGGTCAGGGTACGTCTTACGCGCTTCCTTCAGCGCATTCAGCTCGCCCTGCGTTCTGGCGATGTCGGCCACCTGTCCACCGATATCACTGATGGCACTCACCTGCGCAAGCCGTTGCTGCTCCTTCTCCTTGTCAAATATCGGGCTGATACTGTCGTTCGCGTGCTCTGTGTCCCGGCTCAGGTTAGCCACATCCTGCTGCTGGTTCGCGGTATCACGGATGGTGATGTTACCCTCGCCCACCGCCGCCTGCGTCGTGCCTTCCGCATGACCGCTGCTGCCCGCTACCGATACCACACCGCCCGGCAGGTTGCCCTTGAATGCGTCGCCGCCAAAGTCACCGCCGCCGCTGAGGCTGATACCGCTGTGGCTGACCTTATAATCCGCCTCGTTGTGGATATCCCGGAAGCCCAGCGTTCCCGTATCGAGACTGTTTTTGTCCGCCGTCGCCGTCGAGGCAATCACCGCACCGTCAAGCTGCGTGTGGCGTCCCACCGTCACATCAAAGCCGCCTTCACCCGCGAAGAGCCCTGTCTGCTCCTGCACCGAGTCATACTTGCTCTTCATTTTGTCCTGGCTGGCGCTGATGTAGCCGGAACCCGTCATGCTGCCGAAGGTGAAGCTGCCGCCTGCCGCCGTACTGTTCTGCGTCGATTTATAATCGTTGCTGTCCTGCTGGCTGCTCATCCACAGGTCGCGTCCGATATCCGCGACGATTTTATCGCCACTCACCTGCGCGCCGTTCAGAATGGCGTCCCGACCGCTGGTCATGGAGACCGTACCGCCGCTGTCGAGCGTCGTTTCCGTCCACGCCGTACCGTCGCCCTTTTCACTGCCTTTCGAAGCATTCACGTTCGCAAACACGCCGATGCCGTAACCGCTCTTGCCACCGCCAATGCTGACGCCTGCGCCGCCACCGCTGCTGCTGTTCTTTCCTGTCGTCTGCTGCGTGCTGGCTGCACCGCCCAGCACAATGTCGTTCGCTGCGACAAGCGCGGTGTCGCCGCCCGCCTTCAGCTGGCTGCCACCGATAAGAATGTCGCCGCTGTTATCGCCTTTCCCTTTTCCGGTCGCGGTGATGGACAGATTATTCCCCGCATTCAGCGTACTGCCCGCAACCGTGTCACTCTGCATGTGCTGTTCGGATTTCGATTTCTGCGATGAGAGCGAAACGCTCACGCCAATGCCGTTGTTCGGGTCACCGTTAACCTGTGCCACTTCAGCACCCTGCGCCGCCTGCACGCCTGACAGTGCCGCTTTGGTCGCTTTCAGCGCCGCAAGGCGGTCATCGCTCTCGCCTTTCGCGTCGTGTGCCGTCTGCACTGCACTGTTCACCGCGCTCCCCGCCGCCCCCGACAGCGCTACCGTCAGCCCGCTGCTCTTCTGCTCAAACCTCTCATCGCGGGTGCGTTTGTCGTGCCCCGGTTCAATCACCACGCTGTCGCCGGTCAGGCTGATATCCTTCTGCGCGATGATATCCGCCCCGCCGATATGCGCCTGTTTGCCTGCCGTAATGCTGACGCTGCCGCCCGTCGAGCCGACGGTGCTGAAGCTCTCGCTCTGGGTCGTGCCCTGCTCGCGAAGGTCGTGGGTGGTTTTGCTGCTGCCGATGGTGAAGCCGATGCCGCCCGTGCCCATCAGGCCGGACTTTTTGGTCTCCTTAAAGCGCCAGGAGGTGTCGGTGTTGGTGGCCGCCACGATGTCCACGTTATTGCCTGCGGACAGAGCCACGTCGCCGTCTCCGGCGACCGCCGAACCTAAAACCCGCAGGTTGTTCCCCGCCGACACCGTCACGTTGTCGCCGCTCAGCAGCGAGCCCTTCTCCCGCGTCGCGCTGTCTTCCTCGATAGTATGGGTGGTCTTTTTGCTGAGGAACCCGCTGCTGGTTTTGGTTTGCTCCCGGTAGCGGTAATCGCTCTCCGTTGCCGTCGTCAGGTTCACGTCTCGCCCTGCCGCCACGCCAATATCGCCCTGCGCAGTGACCTCTGCCGCCTGCGCGGTCACGTCGCGCCCGGCGACGATCGCCGTATTACCACCGCTGGCAATCTCCGTACCCTGCTGACGAACAGATTCATCGATGGAGGTTTTTTTCTTCGCCTGGCTGCTGGCGCGTTCCGTTGACGCTTCCGCCAGCAGATTCACATCCCGCCCGGCCTGAATCCCCACATCCCCTTCTGCGGCCATCGCTGCCGCACGGGCGTTCACGTCGTTACCCGCCTGCAGGGTGAGATCGCCGCCCGCACTCAGGGTGCTGCCCTGATGCGTGACCGACGCCGTCTCCGTGGTCGCGCGGTTGCGCCCGGCACGTCCCTCGCTCATCGCAATTTCGTTGGCGGTGATGTTGATGTCATTCCCTGCCGCCATGGCCAGGCTGCCGCCCGCCGACACGTTTGCGCCGGTCACGTTGATATCCTGTCCGGCGCGCATCGTCAGCCCGTCGGTGGCGGTGATGGAGGCCGCCCCGCCCACGTCCGTGCCGCTAAAACGCACATTGCCCGCGTCGACATTCCACTGCTGCGCGCGGGTCACGTTGTTAATGCTGCCCGTGACGCTCTCCAGCCCTACCGTTTTACCGCTGATGGTGGAGCCGATGTTGTTGATGTCCCCCAGCGCGCTCAGGTTCAGCCCGCCGCCTGCGCTCAGCAGCCCGGCGTTGAGGTTACTCAGGCTGTTGCTGCTGTCGATTGAGAGCCCATTCTGCGCCGCGATCGTACTGCCGCTGTTGATGACGTTACCGCCCGCCAGTTGGACGTTATTACCGCTAATCACGCTGCCGCTGTGAACAGTGACATCCTTCGGTGAAAGGTAGACTTTCGGGATCATCACCGTCTGGCCATTAAGGGTCGCCGCTTCCCACCACAGCAGGCTGTGGTCAAGCGCGGCAACCTGAGCCGCCGTGAGCGCCACGCCGAATTTCAGTCCCAGCGTTTTCTGCTGCTCTGCGGCGCTGTCCATCAGGTAGCGCATCTGATCGAGGTCGGAACCGATGCCGTTGATATAGCGGCTGCCGGTCTGGTTCAGAATGGCGTTGCTGACGTAACGGGTATCAAATGCCGCGTCGCCGAGGAACCGATAATCGCGGTCCGGGTTTAGGCCCAGACGGTCAAGGAAATACGCCGAGCCGAGGAACTGGTTCCGATCGGTGTACGCGCTGTTGGTCTCACGCGGTGCATTGCCGGGTTTTATGCCGAGCAGGTCATACAGTCCGTCAAACAGGCTCTCGTCCATATTGCCGAGGTCTTCAAGCTTCGGGTTCACCGTAATCAGATACGGGCTATCGGGATCGGTTGACGGGACAAAATAGCCATTGTTGCCGGACGGCAGCGGATAGTTACCGCTGCTGCCGTTTTGGTCGGCAAGTGATGAACCACCGGCGATATCTTTCAGGGCGTCGCTTAACGCATCACGCCATTGCGGCGTGGTGATGTCCTGCGTATCAGTTTCGATAAGAGACTGCGCCAGCTCGCCGTTGGCGATGGACTGGTTGCTGAGTGGGGTCAGCGTTGGGGTCGAGATGTTATTGACAATCTCTCCTGTTAATGGTGAGAAATCGCCATTATTCACACCTTCTGTGAAGTTCGCCTGGACATTACCTCCCGCCTGAATAACTGCGCGAATAACCTCTCCAGTTCGTTCGGTAACTTCATTATCTGAAAGTTCATAAATGAAGTAGATTTCTTCTGGCTTGGGGATCCAGTTAGAGTAAAAACCTGCTTTTGAAAAAGTATATGTGCGCCAGGTTTCAATCACTTTGTCCTGGTAGCTTAAATTATCAAACCGATTCCCCGTTAAGAGAATATCCCTGCCAGCCAGAATCTGGGATGCATTATTGAGAAAATAGTCAGCACCTATAGTCAAATCTCTGCCAGAGGAAATACGTCCCGCCGTTCCGGAGATATCAACCGATTCGGTTTTTCTTTCAACCAGGTATTTTTTTGTACTCGTTGTTTCGTCGGGTTTAACAACGAGCATAGGCGCCGGTCCGGCGTTACCTCCACCAACAAAAATTTCGTAATCCGGATGACCATATTCATTGCCCCAAATTGTAATTGTGCTTCCATTCGCATCGGACAGTTGATCGTAGAAGGTTTCTTCAACGACTTTTGAAGTTAATTCATCCCTGTTATTTTCAAAATGCCGGGTTTGAATCGTAATATCACCCTTTTGCGTCTCAACATTACCGGACGTGTTCACCACTTCACTGTTCGCCGCACCCGCCGCGTTTTTCTGCAACCACAGGCTATTCCCTGCCAGAATATCACCGTAGACGTTATGGATACGGTCAGCGAAAAGCTGCATATTATTCGCAGCATAAATCAGTGCGGTATTGAGCAAGGTACCCGCAGCATTCATCGACAGGCTGCCTGCCGTACCGGTAAACCCATTTACGGTAATGTCGCTCAGGCTATTAAACGCCACGTCGCCGCCTGCAGAGAGGCTACCGGCTGCATTGAGCAAAATACGTTGCGCGCTGAACGTGCTGTCACCCTTACCTGTGGTGAACTGGCCGTTGTTGGTTAACGCCCCATCGGCGCTCAGAACGAGGCTGTTTCCCTGTAGGGTGCCATTATTGGTGATATCACCCTCAGTAGTGAGAGAAAGAGTTTGGCTGGCGGCCAGCGTTCCACTGAACTCCAGCGCACTTAACAGGTGAAGCGTGACATCCCCCAGCGCCACAATCTGACCCGCGTTTTTCAGCGTGCCGCTGTTGAGCGTGAGGCTACCCGCGCTGAACAACCTACCGCTGATGGCATTGGTCATCGCATCGCCCCTCACCGTAAGCGAAGTGGTGCCGAGTGCCGTACCGCTGTTATTCAGTTTTTGATAGTTAACCAGCAGGTCTGCACCCTGAAGCGAGCCGTCATTGGTGAGAGTGGTTCCCCGTAGCTCGGCCTTGTCGGTCGCAAGTATCCGCCCATTATTCACGGCGTTCACCGCGTTCAGCAGCAACCTCACCGCCTGAACCAGCCCGCTGCTGCTGTTCGCCAGCTCCGGCGCGGTCAACATAAGGCTGCCGCCAGAGAGCACTTTGCCGTCGTTCTGCACGCGGGTGGTGGCATTCACCGTAGATTCTCCGCCGCCCTGTATCGTTCCCTGATTATTCAGCGTGGCAGCCGACACCGTCAGCGCGCTTTCACTCAACAGCACGCCGCTGGCGGTATTGCTCAGTGCCCCAGCCGTATTCAGCGTCAGCCCTTCCCCCTGAAGCCGTCCGCTGTTGATAAGTTGCCCGGTCGTAACGGCGGTCGTTTTCCCCTGGATTTGCCCGACGTTAGTCGCATTGCCCGTATCAAGCGTCAGAGTGCCTGCACTCAGCAGTTTTCCTCCGGCCTGGTTATTCATCAGGTTAACGGCCACCGAAAGCGCATCAACGCCGGTAATTTCACCGCTGTTGGTCAGCGTATTCGCCTTCAGCGTGAGGTGCTTCGCAATCCACTGACCGCTGTTCGCCAGCGTCAGTGCTGCGAGCGCCAGCTCTCCATTTGAGGTGATTTTGCTCCCCGTAGTGCCGGTAAGGGTGCTGTCGATTTGCGCATCCAGTAAATTTTCTGCCTGGATCGCACCGCCGTTCGTAAGCGCCTGCGCATCAATAAGTACCCGTTTCCCCTGCCATTGCCCTGTATTTCGCAGATCGCCGCCCGTCACGGACAGATCGCCCGCGGTCAGCAACGATCCCGACGCATCATTCACCAACGTCAGTAACGGCGCCGCCATCTCAAGGCGGGCAGCGAGCGTCAGGGCGTCAATCCCGGTGATCGTTCCGCTGTTCGTGATGCTGTCCTGATGCGCGGTGACGCGGTTCCCCTGAACCGTGCCGTTGTTGCGCAGCGTATTTCCCGTGAGCAAGAGATCGCCCGCCGACAGCAGGCTGCCGTTATTCACGGTATTGATGGCATTCAGCGTGATGTTCCCCTGACTCATCAGATCGCCGGTATTGCTGAGCGTTCCGCTGGTGGAGGCGTCCAGTGAGCCAGTCGCGAGTGAACTTCCGCGGTTATTCCAGTCACGCCCGCGGATGCTGACGTTCTCTCCCTGTAGCTGGCCTGCGGTGGTCAACGTGGTTCCTGAAAGGCTGAGTTCCCCGGCCGTGAGCGTGCGGGAACCTGCCAGTAAATCCAGCATTCCGGCGGTCAGAGACAGTGTGCTATCGCCCTGTAACAGACCGGCACTTTCGAGGCGATCGGCATTCAGCGTCAGCGTGTTGCCCACGATGCTGCCCGCGCTGGACACGGACTGCGCCGTGATGCGGATTGCTCCGTGAGCCAGCAGCAGACCACCCGCGCTGTTATTCAGCGAGTCGTAATCAACAAGAAGTGAGGCACCGCTCAGTTCACCGCTGTTGGTCAGGGTTGAGCCAGACAGGGAAAGCGCGGCGTCGCTTGCAATAATGCCGGCGTTTTTCAGTTCAGCGAGTGAAAGTGACAGCGCAGCCGGACTGTACAGCACCCCGCTGCTGCGGTTATCCAGCAGACGGGTGACCAGTGAAAGCGTCGTTGCGGCGTGGATCAGGCCACTGTTAATGACGTCAGGGCTGTCGATCGTGAGCGAGGAGGCCGTCAGCGTCCCGCTGTTGCTGAGATGACCGGTTTCAATCTTAAGCCCTGAGGCTGATGATTTTCCCGCGTGGTTGAGGCTGTTATTAGCCTTAAGGATCAGGTTGCCTTTGGCAGCCTGCGTTCCTTCAAGCTTTGCGTTTAGCACGTCCACGCTGATGTCGTTGCCCTGCGTCTGTGCCGTCGCCGTGGTGTTGAGGCTGTTCCCCTGCAGGGTAATGGCGCCACCCGCGCTGGTTTCACCGGCAAGCGTAGTCCCGATATTGTTAAGCAACAGATCCCCGTCGCTGTGGATGACTGACTTTTCGCTGGCGGTGAACATCTCCGCGGAGGTCGTGAGCCCCCGGGCACCAGAAAGCATACCGCTGTTGACGATCTGCGCCGCATTCAGCGTCAGCGCGTCATCGCTGATAAGACTGCCGCTGTTGTTCAGGTTACCGCTCGCGATAACGGTGGTTTTACCTTTCGCGCCGGTGTCGCCGGAAAGGGTGAGGTTGCGTGCGCGGATATCCAGGGTGGAGGCACTGTTCAGCGTGCCGGAGCTGGTGATATCGGTCCCCGAGACGGTCAGGCTGCTGCCCTGAACGGTGCCGGTATTGCTGAATGTTCCGGTGTTAATCCGGGTATCCGCAACGGCTGCGAGCGTGCCCTGGTGAGTGAGACTGCCCGCGCTGACGGCGAGGGATCGTCCGGCGGCATTGCTGCCGTTCAGCTGGCTGTGGCCGGACGTGGTGAGCGTGATATTTCCGCTGGCATTGGTCGTACTGCTGCTTTCCTGGGTCAGCGTCTGACCGCTGAGCGTAATCTCTGAGGCACTGAGATTTCCGCGCTGCACCAGTTCGCCGCCCTGAACCGACAGTTGCTGACCCGCGACGACAGCGCCGTTAAGCACCGCGTTTTCCGCACCGTTCACGGCAAGGTGACGACCGGCACCCGCCTGGGCATCTGCACTCTGGATAACGCTTTTGGCCGCGAGCGTCGCGTCGTTTGCGGCCGAGAACGTACCGCCGTTCTGCGTCAGCGTGCCACCGGTTGTTAAATGCAGGTTTTTATCGGCGGCGATGTGGGCCTGGTCAAGCATCAGAGCGCTCTGACCGGAGACGATTAAACTGCCACCCGCTTTATGATCGCCGCGTAACGTCACGTCCGCCGCGCTGACCGTGGTGCTGCCGCTGGCAAGGGAATTTTTCAGCACCACTTTTCCCGCGCTGTTGAGCGTAATATCGCCCTGACGCGCGTTAAGGTTGCCCAGGTTTACGCCCACCCCCGTTTCACTGGAGACCAGACGAATGCGGTTAGCGTACATGCCACCCAGCGCGCCGGTGTCTACCGCTACCTTAGGGGCTTCACCTTCACCTTTTAACGCACTGACGCTCCCATCCGCCTCGACGCGGTTCGCCCCGGTAATCAGACGTAAATCTTTCGCATGCAGTTGCGCATTGACCTCGGCCGCACGGGAGATGATCGACACCGCGTCGCTCTGGCTACCATTCAGCCCTGCGCCCTCGATGGTGACGGCGCCTTTGGTCACATCAAGCGATTGCAGCTTACCGCTGGCATCAAGTACCGGTTTACCCGTGGTGAGCGTCACATTCGGCGTGTTTATAAACCCGCAGCCGTTACAGGTGATGCCGTAGGGGTTCGCCACAATGACGTTGGCTGCCTTGCCCGCCACTTCGGTATAGCCCTGCAAATTCGAGCGATTAGTCCCGGTGACTTCGTTGATGATGCCTTTGGCTTCCTGCCCGGCTTTCAGGTTGGGGTTGTTCTGAATAATCCCGCCCAGCTGGGTCTGGTTGAGCTGCCCGGTCGCATTATTGAGGATCAGCCCCTCTTTCCCGACGTTGTAATCGTTGTACTTGTTATGGGAAATACCGGACTGATTCGGCGTGGCGATGTTCACCACCGGCACGCCGTTGGCCGCCTTGTCCATCTGCGTATTGCCGGACGGGGTGATGGTTGTTGCCATCGCGGGCAGCAGCGGCTGCGTCGCCAGCAGCACGCTCAGTAACGCGCTCAGCGCGCGCTGCGAAAAACGAACCTGATCCTGTTTCATCATCCCTGTCCCTTAGAAAGCCACTGATACGCGGTAATAAATCGTGAGGCGATCGGGCCCCAGCCAGTCCGGATACGCCATCGGTGTGCCAACGGTAAACTGGCTTGAGTAGTTACGATGCGCCATCGTAAGACCCAGTGCAGCGCCCCACAGCGTGCCGGAGGCGTAACGGTCGAAACCGTCCTTCTTCAGCCAGCCGCCATCGATTGCCGCCAGCAGGCCGACATCCCCCACCCACGGCAGCGTAAAGAGCGAATAATTCAGCTCATTTCGCCAGTAGCCGCCGTTATCGCCGGAGATATACTGCTCCTTAAAGCCGCGCACGGAGGCTTCGCCACCCAGCGTCAGCCGCTCGCTGCCGTACAGCCGGTCCGGCGACCACTGAAAGTAGACGCTGGTCAGCCACCACAGCCTGTCTGCAACGGGCCGCTGAAAGCTGCCGTTTACGCTCCATTTGCGAAACTCAGCTTTCGGCACATCGCCATGCTTGTCGTTATCATCTTCTGCGCCAAACCACGGCACCCCCTGAGTAAAGGTCGGGTTCAGGGTCGCCACGCCGGAGGCGATTTTTTGCGTGTGGTTAAGGCCCAGTGAGAAACTGGATAGCTTGCGGCTGCTGGTGGCCAGCAGAACATCGTCGAGATAGTTATGGTTGATACGGTGCGTGATGCCCGCCGACACGCCGGTTTTGATATCGCCATTGCGGAACAGCACCCAAGATCCCGTCAGGCGGTGCGTCTCGGTATCCCCCGTCGAACGCCAGAGATAACCGTTATTGTCGATGGTGCTGAGGTAGTTGCTCCAGCTGTAGCTGTAGTCCAGCAAGCCGTAGCCGTAAGGTACGCTGACCCCGGCGGCAAAATTCTGCGCATCATGGCTATTCGAAAAATCGCTGCTGCGCCCGCCGCTGACAAACCACTTATCCGCCAGACCCAGCAGGTTATTGTCATACACCGCGCCATTGAGTTGCCCGGTCCCGGTGCTTTTTTGCCCGCTGTTATCGAAACTCACTGTTCCGCTGAGCGGAAATTCTGGCGTAGCCGTCAGATTAACGATCGAGTAGCCCTGCCTGTCGCCGGGCAATATTTCTATTTCTACCGGCGTCTGGCGCACGCGATTGAGCTGTTCCATACCCTGTTCGATATCGCGCAGGTTGAGAATTTTTCCTTCGAGCCCGGGGAAGGTCATCTTCAGTGCGCGCGCAGGGACGCCTTCAAGGCGTATTTGCTGGAGCTTACCTTCCAGAACGGCAAGCTGGAGGACACCACCGGAGAGATCCTGTTCGGTCAAAAATGCACGGCTGGTGATATAGCCCCGGCTGATGTACCAGTCAGACACGGCGTGAGTCAGGGTATTTAAACGGGCAATATCAAGGCATTGATTCAGCCACGGCGCGATCAACTGTTTTTTTGCAGAAGGCGAAAGCAGGGTTGCTCCCGACAGCTCAATGCGGCTGATGAAGAAACACGGACCTTGTGACGCTGAAGTATCTTCTGGCCTGACAGGGCGAGGCAATACCACGCTGCGCTCCAGTTCTTCACGCTGGCGCTGGTTTTCATCCAGCAGCTGCTGCTGTTGCTGCTGAATGGTATTGCGGTCGGCCGGCGACAACGGGGCGGCGAGTGCGATGCCTGGCACCAGTAGCAGGATGGCTGCCAGCAGCGTGCGTGTTGATGTTTTCCTTAACACTATTTACTCTCCGCTCAAAGTCCGCTTTCAAACTTGACTGTTAAAAAACGAGCAACTTATTTCAAAAAGTAAATGGTGTAAATATCAGCACAAACAATAAGGATACTTCTGGCACATTTTCAGATTTTTGCAGGGTAAATCTGAAGCAATATTAAAGAAATCCCCCATCGCGCCGATCATCATCCGTGTGTATTATTTCCTGTAGCTTTTACAACAACTAACCTTAACTCAAATACTTAAGCGCCAAAGCGAAAGGCATCATGAGCACACCGATCAAACGGCTAGAAATCATTAAAAATGCCATTGAACTGGAAGATGACGACATCATCCAGAGCCAGCTGACACGCCTGAAAAATGAAGCGTTTGACGATGAGCTACAGGCAATCGTCGTGGCGCTTGAGGAGAAGAATTACACCTCTGCGATGGCGGCAATTACCGCCTGGCTGCAGGGCCAGCGCGCCGTGACCCAGTGGCGCGATCCGCAGGTGGCCGCCAGCAAGCTGGAGCTGAAGGCGCTGGAAGAGCGTCTGCGCGATCTGATTGACCGCCGCAACGCCCGGGTGCAGCAGCTCGATGAGTTCAACGATCTCTATTTCTCCCGTCTCGGCCCGCTGATGCAGCAGATCCTCGCCCTGCGTAAAACGCTGGCAGAGCTCAACCTGCGTCGTCAGCAGGCGGAAGCGCGTCGTCGCGAGGAAGATTACCGTCGCTGCCAGCGCTATATGGCGCAGGCGGTGGAGGTGCTGGCGACGCTCACCCAGCGCTGGCGCGATCTCCCGGCCGACTCCGTCCAGGCCGCTGAGGCGCGTAAGCATCTGGAGCAGCAAAGCAATCTGATTGCTAACCTGCTGGCCGAAGCGCTGGAGCTGGAGAGCGGCTTAACGCGCGAAGAGGAGCCTGCGCGTCAGGCGCGTGACGACGCTAACGAAGAGTACGAGAAGTATCGCGAGCAGCATCACGATGCCGAAGTGCGGCTGCGCAAGGGCAAGGATCTTTCGGAAGAGGATCGGAACGAGCTCAAGCGTCTCTGG